ATGCTTCGTCAATCTGTCTATTGCTCGTTGATTATTCATTTATCTCAGCTCCTCCCACTAATTCAAATCTGTATTTCCGCTTTACGTTACCCTTTTTGACTGTTGCCGCAGTCGTTATGCTCTTTTTTTGGAATTTTTCAAGCATTCTTGCTTTCCCGCAACGGTCGCAATAATATGCTATCATTTTGTACCTCCTCGAAATATTTTTTTAATTATCTTTCATCCAATCATATAACTTTTCAATACATTCATCGCACAGGTTGTATACTTCATCTGGTATTCCTCGTTCGCTTATCGTTGCAATTGTACTTACAATTCCATTCCTGGTTTCCTTTGTTTTATGCTTTTCGTTCTTCTCGTATATTGCTCCACATCTATCGCATTTTTTTACTCTCATCTTTTACTCCTCCTCTCCTTATAGCTGTTAGCAAGTCTTCCACTCCCTGAATGTATCCTTCGTGGTATTTGTTAACTTCTTTTATTTGCTGATTGCATCTTCTACCAGCTTCACTCTGTAATCTGTTTGCCTGTTCTTCTATTTCGTCATATTCTTTCTTGTCCATTGCAGCCTCCTAAATCTTCGCCAATCTTTCTCCTACCACTGCCTTATCGCACACTTCCACATCACAACCTCGCTCTTTTCCGGTGTGGATGCAGTAATCACAACCACCTGCATCACTGTGGCGATACTGGCAAGTCCTGCATTTATGACGGTCAGAGTTATCTCCAGTCATATCTGCCTCATCATGCTCTCGTTTTCGTTTGGCATGCATATATACTGTTCCATAAGGAATGCCTGTTCTTTCTGCAATTTCTTTATAGCTCAATCCCTGGTCTAGAAATATCCAGATTACTTCCTGTTTTTCTGCCGGAGTCATCTACTTCTCTCCCTTCTGCAAATTCTTAAGGAATTCCACTAAATACGTTTCACTGTCTGCATATTGTATATACTGATGATCATAGATTTCATCTGTGGTACCGGCTTTTCTTCTCCCTTTTTCCAATAGATGATAATAATGCTCATCACGAGGTACGCATTTCCACGCTTGTTCTCTCTGAGGATACTCTGCTACCACCAGCCTGCTGCCATCTTCGAAATCATACTTGTAATAATTCACATCTATGTTTTCATCCCGGTACCATAATCCCCATTCTTTATAGTTATTTAGCCATTCTTTCCGCTGGTCATTATTCTTGAGTTTTGGAAGTTCCGGCTGTTCCGGTTCTTCCGGAGGATTCAATACCATATCCAGATCATGAATATATCCTGCCAGTGCTGCAACTAATATCTTCTGCTTCCGGACCCTGATATCATTTTGACTAAACTCTTCTGTAAGCATTTCCAGATACATCTGAGCTTTCTGATTCTCTTCCCTGGCAATATCGATATCGGTCTTCTCAGATACTTCTTCGTACAACTCTGGCTCTGATGGAATATCAACGATTGCAATACCTTCCGATTGCTCCACGATAACCGGTTCATTCTCTTCCAGGATCTCCTGATAATCCTCCACAGGCTCCGTTACTTCTTCCATAATGTCCTGAGGAATTTCAATTCCCACATTTTCCTCTTTTGGAATCTCCTCATCATGCTCATGCAATTTCTTGTAATGATTCCAGCAAGCTGCACATTCTCTCCAGCCTTGCAACTGATCCTCGTCTGAGGTTCCCCAGTTCTCTCTCGGACAACTTGTCTGTCCTGGAGGACAGCTTGACTGTTCGGGCTCGCAATTTATATTTTCCGATTGTGCGACGTCGCACACTTCCTCACTCGACTGTTCTTCCTCATTTTTCTGCTGTGCCTCTTCTATTGCGACTACATTCCACATGGACTGTATGGCTGCTGCCAGATAGAACCAGTCATAGTCACCCATGTATTCATGATCCTCTGACCAGAGCTGAACATAGTCATCGAACAGATTAATACTTGCTGTCTCTTCTCCAATTTCAAAATAATATGTTCTGTCTTTTCCTTCACAGAATTCCTGTCTGATCAGTATAGGACTTGTAGTCACATTCATAACTCTATTCTGATAGTTCTCCAGGAACCAATTCTTGCGAAGTTTTATAAATCCTCTTGCAAATGCATTTAAGTATTCCCATACTTCTTCTGTCGGCTTCTGCAGTTCTACTTTTGTCTTTTCTTCCTGCTCCGGCATAACTTCCGGAAAATCTTCCACGCTCATCTGACCGGGAAGCTGCTCTTCGGGTTCCGGATCCGGTGTTCGAATCTCTCTGATTTCCCGGACTGTCATTTCTGGCTTTACTTCCTCCAACTGCTCACTGTCCAGATATAACATTTCCTGGAGCTGGCTCTTACCGAAATCCTTATAACCGCTATCCAGGAATGGGCTATATCCTCCCTGGGAGAACTTCTCATTCATCTGCATCCAGCGGATTGCTGTAGATCTCTTGATGCCGTACTGGTCTTCAGCAAATTCGTAGATACTTTCATATCCGTCTTTCCGGAAGCCTTCCGTCTCTTTGATCTGTCTGAGATAAAATCCGATTCCAATAAAGTTCTGCGTCATGCCCTGCAGCTTGTTCCGGATAATCTCTTTCGCTTCCCGATAATCAATATTCAGATACCACTCTTCCTTTTTCTCAATCTCACTCATTGTTTCCTCCTAGCATCTGTAGCTCCAATGCGTTCATGTCATAATCACGACCGGTATAATTGTTGAATTTTGACTTCTGAGGTTTCCGGCTCTTCGTTTTCTTCTCAATATCCTCAAAACCTTTCGTTCCCCATGAAGTCGCTTTCTTTACAATGGTCAATTGCTTTCCCGGATCGCTCGTTAATGACACAAGTTCTTCCCTTAGAGCCTCCACCTGTTCCGGAATGATGGATCCATAATTATTTTCACGGACAAGCAAGTACAATTGAAAAGCCTGTTCCACTTCCGGCTGAAACGCTATATATATTTTTTTATTTACTTTACTTTCCTTTATAGGGGGCGAATCATTATCTGTACCCTGCAAATGGTCATTTGTCGGTTGCACATTTGAAAAAAGGTTGACTTTAACTAAGCCTTTGCATTCTTCGGGTTTCAAAAGCCAATATTCACTATATACAGTTTTATTCCGTCGTTCTGACAATACCGTCCAGAAACGCCGTTGGATACCTCTACTGGTAAGCACTCCCCACTCGTCAAATAACCTCTTATCAAAGAGATCCACCTGCAAGCAGTAGTCCACAGTTTCTTTCACTGTACCGGAACTGATGCCGCCGCCCATCTTCCTTGCAGTCGTTGCACAGTCGTCATAGCCCCATTCATAGAAATATCCATTTACCTTGTACGCTCTCTGACATAAAAAGAAATATATCCCGAAGCCTTTCCAGCCTTTTGCGTCCAAGAGCTTGTCTATCTTCTTGTCTCCGTCAAATATATCAACCGACCAACCAGCATAATCTATCCCCTGTTTTGGTCGTCCTGACACTTCTTATTCTCCTTTTCTCCCTGCACTGCCCGTACAGGGAGTTATTCGTGATACAATAAAAACCTAAGGTGCTGTTACCTACGCAATCACAGTAATGTGATACTCCTTTAATTCCTCGGAAAGTTCATATTCCAGATATTCCTTGATTTTCTTCATGGTCACATTCTTCCACAGTCCGCCGTCAGCTTCGACCAGTTTGAACTGTGGTCCTCTCTCGCTGTCCTTAATGCGGAATACATAGGAACTCTCTGGCTGCTCAATCTCTGCAAATGTACGATACGGTCTGAGCCTGACCGGATTCGGCACGATCACATCTGCCAGTTCCACACCTGATTTGATGGTTGTCTTCTGAGATACACCGTCATCGGAATAATTAGCCGTTGTTCCGGACTTAATATTGCCGGCTACCCGCATGATTGTAGTCAAGTCGATATTATCTACAAAGTTCGCCTGCAGCTCAATCAGGAAGCGCTCCTGGTCATAATAATCATCGAAACGGAACTCATTCACGATTGCGCCTGCTGCCATCAATGTCTCTCTGTTCCTCTCGTCAATAAGTCCTGAGAATAAAAGCACCTTTGTTGGGCTCACTACATGAAGAATGGAAGATTCTCTCAATTCTTCCGGCTTGCCTTTGATATAATCCACCAGTGCTGTTAATGTATTTACAGAAAGATTACTTGCCATCGGGAATCTGTGATATCTGGTGAGATCCTTTGTACAATACGTCTCACCATTAATCTCCAATAACTTCGGCTCCATGCTCTCTGCTTTCAGACCTGTAATATACTGTAATGCTTCTTTTAATCCTTCCATCATCTTAAGTCCTCCTTATGCTTCTCTCTTTCTAAGATCTACTACTTTGCTGCCTTTTTCCATGATTTCGCCTGTCTCTGTATCCACGGTCTTACCCTCGACCTTTACAGTTGCTTCAGGCATTTTACTTCCGATTTCTGCCACATCAATTGCTCCGCTCGTCAGATCCTGCTGAACGCCCAGTGCTGTAACAGCTCCAAGCGCCGGCGCGAGTGTTGGCTTCGAATTCACATTAGTCGTGATAAAGTTCCTCTGCTCATTTGGCTTGAACTCAATCGTGACAGTGATCTTTCGCTTGGCTTTCACATCTGTGTTCGGATCAACAACATTTCTCATGACCGCCTCAATATCTCGGTTGATCTGTCTGCTGAGTTCACCGCCCGCAAATGCTTCCAAATTAAAGTGTCTCATTGCTTAACATACCTCCTGTGTAATTTATTAAAAACTCTGACTTTATATCAGATGTTCTTTACAATCTGTTCTTTCCGAAAGTTTGAATGAACTCTTCTCTGGTCCCATAATGTTCCTCCCAGTACCGCTGTGCCATCTGTTTGAGCTGCAGATCCAGCCCGTGATTGGGATTCTCATGAACGCTGTCTTTTTCGTGCTCATGTAGATAGTATGCTATGGGAATTATGAAACCATATTGTTCAGACTTCTTTCTGTATGGTCCGTAAAATATATGGTGCCTGTGACAGCTCGGTGTCCCCGTGAAATAACAATGCGTCATGTCTTTCGTGAACACGCTCCACAATTTCTTAGCCATTTACGACCACCTCAATGCGGACTGCTGCCATAGAATTTTTTATAACCATTGACTGACCGCCTTTCTGTTCCTATAATGAAATTGGTTGTTTTACCGAGTGCTCCAGCCTTGCCGGGCTTTTGTGAGCACTCATTTTTATTTTGCCAGAGCAAATATCTGATTCAACTGATCTGGCGTGTGAATTGTCGGTCCAGTAGTGATCCAATCAATCAAATAATGTATTTTGAAAGACTGTGAGCTGAAATTATGTTCTTCCAATGCCTTTTTAATGTTCTCTAGCTCGGACTCAAATTCTTCTTTCGTCAACAACTTCGGGATTTCACGTATTTCCTCCCATTTTATGTATCCGTTAGCTTTTCTCCACTCCTGGTACTCGTCCTCAAGATCTGCATCTTCGATCTCCCTGTGAAGTCTTTGAAACTCCTCAAATTCAGTCTGATACCCGACCATATCTCTTGACATCATTTCGGTCGTATCACACTGATCTGCACATCTTCGGAACAATGCCTCTTTCGCGATATCATTCATGATTTACACCTCCTCTACCCAATTGAAATACGGCACATAATAACAAAGACTGCTGCCAATGCCAGTATTACATCTGGAATAATTAAACTTTTGATGCAAAGAACATATCGCTCTCTTTCTAACTGGTGAACCCTACGCCTGACTTCCCATGGTGCATCATCTCTCAGTACCATATTTGTTGATTTTCTTTTTCTCAAGCTTGTCCTCCTTTCTACCGCCTAAGCGGTTTTCTCTCGCTTATATCCAAGATGCTCCAGCGCCCGCCGGTTCCATTCGTCTACCAGCCTTTGTCGTTCTTCCTTGGAAAGAGAAGAGATTTCTTTTTCTTCTCCATTAATAACTACAATGTTAAAATGTTTCAATTACACCACCTCTTCTATAAGTTATGTGGTACGGTTTGTACTTGTTGCTATGAGATGCAATCCTTTTCGCACAATTGTGAAAACGCCAAGAAATAATAAAAAAATTAATATCATCATTCCAATGGCATTAGGCAAAATACTTATAGCTTCTATTAATGCTGCTGGCGTAAAAACTAGTATCCAGCCAATTATCTTTCTCAGTTTCATCTACTCACCTTCCTATTTCTTCATGCCAATGCGAATCGCACAATCCTTTATTTCAACTACTGTTGTTATCGGCGCTTCTCCTATATACTGACTAATCTGCTCCACGGCATCTCTCATGCATTTTCCGCATATCGGACAGTAATTTGCTTGTGCGGGTAATTCCGCAAAACATACTGGACATAACCGCTTCATTTCGTCCACCTCTCTTCTATTGCATCTTTCCTCAATCTCTCCTATACTTTAGATACAGGCACTGCCATGCCGAGTAATTATGAAAGGAGTCTTTTTTATGGAACATCAAATTGATTGGAGTGCTACCGCTGCATGGATTGCTTTGGCTATTTCTATCATCAGTCCTGCGATTACAACAATTCTTTCTAATCGTCATCAACTTAAACTGCGTGAACTTGATATTCAGGAAAAACACTCTGATGCTTACAACAATGCTCTTGTTTCAACAATCGAAGAGTTTATCACCAAAGTTGGTAGATGTGTTTCCCGCCCGAGTGCTCCGGCACGTAAGGAATGTGCAGAAAGTTTTTTCCGCATATATGCTTATACTCCACAATCTTTATGGCCATTTCTTGACGATTTGAATAATAAAATTGATTGCGACGACTGGGACGGTGCTCTCAAACTTTTTAATAGCATAGCTAAATCATTAGCCTGTTTATTAAAAGAAGAACAGCTAATACTTCCATCAGAGCAATCCATGTAACTCGAAGCTTCCAATGCGGAAGCTTCATTTTAATTTCAACGCTTTCACATACTATTGCCATAATCGTTACAGCTATAAAACATATAATATTAATGTCCACACTCTACTCACCTCTCTTTCTCTATTTGCAAAATCAAATTTAATTTGATTATTAAGGTAAAAAAATATACTCTAATGGCATATTATAAAGCTTACTGAGTTCTCTGCTTTGCGAGATTGTAGGCTCTGACTTACCTTTTTCCCAGTTTACTACTGTATTCTTAGATACGTGCATCTCCCTTGCTACATCTTCCTGTGTCATTTCTGCGTTAACTCTAGCTGCTACAAGAGAAATTCTTAACTTGCTCAATTTATTCACCTCCTGCAAATCGTACATTTCTTATTACGACTACACTATAAATCAAATTTAATTTGATGTCAACACCAAAATACAATTATTTTTGATTTTTAGTTGATTTTAGTCAAATTATATTGTACTATATGGTTATAAAAGAGGTGAATATATGACTGATATAGAACAGAAAAAAATATTTTCTAAAAATTTAAACTATTATTTATCAAAAGCAAACAAAACCCAAAGGGAGGTTGCAGACGCAATATCCGTTTCCCCTCAAACATTTAACACATGGTGCCAAGGCATAGCATTGCCAAGAATGGGAAAAGTTCAACGGCTTGCCGATTATTTCCATATTGAAAAATCTGATTTAATAGATGAGCGTACTGAACAACCGTCTTCTCCTAAATCAAATATAGTAAAAATCCTCGGTCGCGTTGCAGCAGGCATCCCACTGGAAGCCATCACAGATATTGTGGACGAAGAAGAGATTCCAGAAGAACTGGCACGGACCGGTGAATTCTTCGGACTCCGGATCAGCGGTGATTCTATGGAGCCGGATATTCATAATGGAGACACGGTAATTGTAAAAAGACAGGATGATGCGGAATCCGACGAGATTGTAATTGCTCTTGTGAACGGGAATGATGGAGTGTGTAAAAGATTAAAGAAATATGCAGACAGCATTGCTCTTATCTCATTAAATCCTAATTATGAACCGATGTATTTTAATCAGGAAGAGATTGAAGAAAAGCCCGTGAAGATTATTGGCAAAGTTGTAGAGCTTCGTCGAAAATTTTAAACGTATATAATCGCTTTGGTGTTTATATAAAAACTTATTTAAACTTACTTATTTTCACTCTACTAAAGAAGGAGAAAAATATGGGAATTGGTGATATTTTTAAAACTGGACAATTCAAAAATGAAATTGAAGAACTAAAACAAGAAAATGCACGTTTACAGGGAGAGTTAAATCATGCGCAATCTTTACTCACACCAGAAATGCAAGATGCGCAAAAACTTCACGGACTTATAGACAAGCTCAACTCACAAAAATCATCTTTGGAAAGCAACATAAAAGATATTGAAGCTGACATTTCGCGCCGTGTATCTAATATTGAGAATCTGGATAACGAGATAAGGAACCGCGAAAAGCAGATTATAGATTTGGACGATGAAATTCTTGTTCAAGAGTTTGGATTGTACCGTCCACATTATAGCTTTGCAAATGCTCTTGACTATAAAGATAAATTGGCTGAGATACGTGCAAAGCAAAAGACTCTTATAAAAAATAAAGATGCTGTAACTGGAAATACAAATTGGCGGGTAAATGATAGCCTCTCTAAAGGAAGGAAAATGGTTAATGACACGCAAAAGCTTTTACTTCGGGCATTTAACACCGAATGCGATGATCTTATATCTAACGTAAAATACACCAACTATGATGCATCATTGAACCGAATTTACAAATCCGCAGAGTCTATTTCGAAGCTTGGAACAATTATGGATATTTCCATAAAACCTGCATATTTGAATCTAAAAGTTGAAGAACTTCGATTAGCATTTGAATATCAGCAAAAGAAACAGGAAGAAAAAGAAGCTCAAAAAGCTGCCCGTGCAGAACTTCGCGAAGCTGCCAGACTTCAAAAAGAAATCGAAGCTCAGAGGAAAAAGATTGAAAAAGAACAAACTCACTATCAAACAGCCTATGACCATATTCTGAAACAGTTAGAGCAATCTCCAGAAGACTCTGCTCTTTTAGCTAAGAAGTCTGAACTCGAAAATCAATTGCAGGATATCGATAAAGCAATGAAAGATATTGATTACAGAGAAGCAAATCAAAGAGCTGGATATGTATATGTAATATCCAACATCGGAGCATTTGGTCCAGATATTTACAAGATCGGCATGACAAGACGATTGGACCCACAAGATCGCGTTGATGAACTTGGCGATGCATCTGTGCCATTTAACTTTGATGTACATGCTATGATTTTCTCTGATGATGC